GCATAGTGGTAAAGGTGGTCCTGTTGTTAAGTCTCGTAAGCAAGCAGTAGCTATCGCTATGAGTCAAGCAAACATGGCTAAGCCAAAAGCTAATAAGAACATGACAGCTCCTAAAGCAAAGCCAGCTAAGAAGATGGGGTCAATGCGTGGCTACTAAACCTGGACTTTATTCTAACATCGCTGCAAAGCGTAAGAGGATAGCTGAAGGATCTGGAGAAAAGATGCGTAAGCCTGGTACTAAAGGTGCTCCAACTGCTAAAGCTTTTAAAGAATCTGCTAAGACTGCAAAGAAGAAATAATGGTTAAGAAAGTATATCAGAATCCTGAAGGTGGTCTTAATCAAAAAGGTAGAGACTACTACAATAAGACTACAGGCTCTAAACTAAAGCCACCAGTATCTGCTAAGGAGGCTGCTTCATCTCCAAAGGCTGCAGGAAGACGTAAGAGTTTTTGTGCTCGTATGAGTGGTGTAGCAGGTCCTATGAAGGACGATAAGGGAAGACCTACAAGGAAAGCCTTAGCATTAAAGAAATGGGATTGTAAATAATCCTTGACTTTTATTTAAAAATATGATATAATATTAGGAACTTATGGCATCCCCTACCTATTTAGAACTAGTAAATGATGTACTGATTAGGCTTCGTGAGAACGAGGTTACTTCAGTATCTGATACTGCCTACTCAAAGCTCATTGGTAAGTATGTTAATGATGCCAAAAGACAGGTTGAAGACTCTTATAACTGGAACGCTCTTTCAAACACTCTATCAGCAACAACAACTGCTGAAATTTTTAACTATGTATTAGTTGGATCTGGACAACGCTTTCGTGTTATAGATGTTATTAATGATACTTCTGCTGATTATGTAAAAGTCAGGTCTACTTTAGACATGGACAATTTATATTTACTTTCTCCTGCTGATAGAGGTGCTCCAAGATATTATAACTTTAACGGTACTAATTCTAATGGAGATACTCAGGTTGACGTGTATCCTATTCCTGATGGTGTGTATAATCTAAGATTTAACATCATTAAACCACAGTTACCTTTATCTGCTAACTCTACTCAATTACTAGTTCCTTCAGAGCCTGTCATCTTTGGTGCTGTAGCTCGTGCTATAGCTGAACGTGGAGAAGATGGTGGCTTAGCTTCTAACGAACTTTATGGATTATACAAACAATCTTTAGGTGATGCTATTGCTCTTGAGAGTGGTCGTTATCTTGAAGAAGATTCTTGGATTGCACCTTAATGGCTGAACAGTTACTAACAGGTTCGATTCAAGCACCAGGGTTTTCTGGATTAGATATCCAGGATGCCTCAGTACAACTTACAAGTGGATATGCATTAGAGGCTTTTAACTGTGTTATCGACAAGTATGGTCGTATTGGTGCTCGTAAGGGCTGGACCAAAGTAAACACAACAGCTATTACATCTAACCCAGCAGTTAAGACTGTATTCGAGTTTGTTAAGTCTGACGGTAATGTAGTCTTTAGTTGTGCTGGTAATAAGATATATACTGGAACTACTACACTAACTACGGTGGTCAATACTACAGTTACAGACGCTGCTGGTACAGGTACAACTGCAATTACTATTAGTGATGATAACTGGCAGATTGCTGGTATGCCTTATAATCATGGTGGTAATACTTCTTCTCATGCAGTGTTTGCACAAGCAGGACACCCACTATTAGTTTATCATAAGCTTGGTAACTCATCACACAATCACACTGGGTCATATGGCTTTCAGAGACTAGGCGATATTGGTACTTTACCTACTGGCTTCTCAGTATCAGATTTTACACCTAACTGTGCATTAACAGCTTATGGTCGTTTATGGGTTGCTAATATTACTGGTAATAATCAAACTGTTTACTTCAGTGACTTACAAGATCCGTCTAACTTTACTACAGGTACTTCAGGTTATTTAGATATTAGTACTGTCATTCCTACTGGAGATGGTATTGTAGCATTAGCAGCACATAATGGTTTCTTAATTATCATGTGTAGCAGAACTATTTTAGTTTATGCTAATCCTAAAGACCCAGCAACAATGACATTGCAAGATGTTATTAAAGGTGTTGGTTGTATTGCTCGTGATTCGGTAGCTTCTGTGTTTGGTTCAGACATTATGTTCTTATCTGAAACAGGTGTACAATCTTTAGGTAGATTGATTCAAGAGAAGTCTATGCCGTTGCGTGATGTGTCTAAGAATGTACGTGATGATCTTATTGCTAACGTAGCAACTGAGACATTAAAGAATATTAAAGCAGTATACTATGCAACAGATGCATTCTATTTATTGTCTTTACCTTCAACTGGTTTTACTTATTGCTTTGATACTCGTTCTATATTAGAAAACGGTGCAGCAAGAACAACTATTTGGAAGAGTATTAATCCACGTTCTTTCTGTGTATTAGAGAATCGTGATATGTACGTTGGTCAATTAGGATACATTGGTAAGTATACTGGATACCAGGACAATGCTTCTTCTTATCGTTGGTCTTACTATACTAACTACTTTGACTTTGAACAACCTACAGCTATTAAGATCCTTAAGAAATTAGGAATGGTTGTAATTGGTGGAGGTAGTCAAGTCATTGCTATTAAGTGGGGCTTTGATTATACTAACAACTATAATAGTAGTGTAATTGTATTAGATCCTATTGCTGTAGCAGAGTACGGAACTGCTGAATATGGTATTGCAGAATATGCTAACGGTATTGCTCTTGATACTTTAAAGTTTAATGCTTCAGGATCAGGACGAGTATTACAAATTGGATTTGAATCAGACATTAATGGATCTCCTCTGTCTGTTCAGAAAGTAGACGTAGCAATTAAAACAGGTAAAAATATTTAAGGATTACATATGTCAGATTATTCAAAGTCAACTAATTTTACCTCTAAGGATACTCTTCCTACTGGTAACGCAGGAAAGATTGTTAAAGGTACTGAGTTAGATACTGAGTTCACAGCTATTTCTTCTGCTATTGCATCTAAGGCAGACATATCTAGTCCTGCTTTATTAGGCACACCTACTTCTCCTACAGCAACTTCAGGTACTAACACAACACAGATTGCTAGTACTGCATTTGTTAAAGCAGCTATCGACACACTGGCTTTAGGTAACATGTCTACACAAGCAAAGACTGCAGTAGATATTACTGGCGGTACTATTGTTGGAATCACTGACTTAATTGTAGCTGATGGAGGCACTGGTGCTTCTTCTATTACTGCTAATAGTGTTATTCTTGGTAATGGTACTTCTGCTTTATCAGGTAACTTAGTAGCACCTGGTACATCAGGTAATGTACTTAAATCTAACGGTACTACATGGACTTCTGCTGCTGCTGCTGTAACTTCTGGTTTAGGACATAATGGAGAAACATGGCACGATGTATCTGGAAGTCGTTCTAAAAATACAACTTACACTAATAGTTATTCATATCCTATTATGGTTGAAGCTTGCTTTAGTAACTCTAATTCTTATGCTGTTAATAATGATTTAGTTGTTGGAGGAGTTACTGTATCAAGATTCAGATGCGATACAACTAATGGTCAAACAGCAGGAACTGTCAGTGGAGTTGTTCCTCCTGGTGTAACTTATTCAATAACTTCCCCAGCTATAACTACTTATGTTTGGGCTGAATTATATTAAGGATTTATTATGAAATTATTTAAAGATACAAATAATGAAATTTTTGCTTACGCTTCTGACGGATCACAAGATCATTTAATTGGTAATAAAGTTTCGGTTACACAAGAAGAAGCTAATCAATTAATTGCATCTAAACAACAAGCTGAATTTAATTCTTTAACTTATGTTGAAAAACGAATCATGTCTTATCCTCCTATTATTAACTATATTGACGGTGTAGTTAAAGGAGATCAAGAACAGATTGATAAATATATTGCTGACTGCTTAGCTGTAAAAGCTCAATATCCAAAAGATTAATGGTTAAAGTACCAGTAGTTAATAGAATAGACTACACAATGTACTTAGAGCCATGTGCTGATATGCTGTGGTTTCATACAGATGTACGTAAGTGGACACCAGAAGTAAAGAAAGAATATTTAAAAGATTTACAAACCTTACAGTATTTAGTGGCAGTTCCCTTAGCAGCTTTAGTAGAAGAAGATGACATAAAGTTAGCTAAGTTTGGTAGGTCCATAGGATGGATAAAGATTAATCAACTAAATGTTAA